GCGCCGGAGTACGTCATCCCCACCGAAAGCCGCTACCGTGACAGAGCGCTGGCGCTGTGGCAGCAGGCGGGAAAGGATCTTGGCGTGCCGATGATGGCGGATGGTGGCATTACTGAAGGGAATACAAATGAAAATGATGATGGGCGGTATAGTTATTTTGCAGAGGAGCCTCGTATTTCTCCTCTAAAAGTCCTTTCGGATTTGTTTAAAACGCACAAGGACTATTTTGCACACTCACCTATTGACGAGTATGGAGCTTTTGGTCTTTCTTGGCTTGAATTACATGACATACGGCAATCTTTTAAGGATGCGTTGCCAACTTCTATGGCCTTAGCAGGTGTGTTGGCCCCACTTATTTCACCGAAGAATTGGCTTCCATTCTCAATTCCTGCACTAGGTCTGATTGGAGCAGGAGCATATAGTGCCACAAATTTGGGGCTTGGAAGGTATGCAGAAAGAAACATTACAGAGTCATTGACAAAGAAAACAGAACAGATAAATACCAATGAAAAAAACGTGACGAATAATATTGTAATCAACGCAAAGGTTACGGGTGTAGAAGATGCTGAGGACTTTGTTAAACGCTTACAACAATTTGGTTTGACATTTAATGAACGTTCTGATACTATTTACGCGAGTGATGATAGTCGGCTTGCTTTTTCCGAGTAAATGGAGGTGCGAGCGATGATAGAAACTATTAATGGGCTATTCTTGGTGGAAGAAAAATGGTATTATAGTTTGGAAGCCTTAAAGTATGGGATTTATTGGTATTTAGTATTTGTATGTCCAAATTTCATTTTTACTCCAGTTGTTGATTATTTGTTGTATTTCCTTGTTGCTCAATAACGTTTGATTGCATTTGTATTTAATAATGCCGCTTCTGCTGACGCAGACAGCGGCTTTTTTCATACCTAAAACCCGAAAGGCAGGTGAACCTCCATGCCCAAAATACTGACCACGATCCAGGGCGACACATGGGACCGGCTGGCAAAGCGCGCCTATGGCGACGAGCTGCTGATGGATGTGCTGCTGGCGGCTAATCCTGAGCACCTGAACACAGCTATTTTTTCAGCCGGCGTGCAGATCGTCGTGCCGGAGACCGAACAGACGGTCCGCAGCGCGCCGCCGCCGTGGAGGGCACAATGACGGCCCCATCCCGGCGCGCTACGCTGAAGCTGCTGTATGACAGCACTGATATCAGCGAAGACCTGGCGCCGTTTTTGAAATCGTTTTCCTTCACCGACAGCTTCGAGGCCGCCGACGACCTGCAGATCACGCTGGCCGACCCGATGGCGCTGTGGCGCAACGGCTGGTTCCCGGACAAGGGCGCCACGCTCAGGGCGACGCTGCGCGTGGCCGACTGGACGGATGAAGGCGATACCGCCGAGCTGTACTGCGGCCAGTTCTTCATCGACGAGATCACGGCGCAGGGACCGGAGAGCACCGTCACGATCAAGGCGCGTTCGACGCCTGTCGGCAGCAAAAAGGAATCTTCGGGCGGTGACGCCATGCGCACGAAGAAAACGCGCGCCTGGGAGGCGACCACGCTCAAGACCATCGCCGCACAGATCGCCGCGGAGGCGAACGTGAAACTGTACTTCAACCTTGCCCAGGATATTTCGTATCAGCGTCGCGACCAGAAAGAGCAGAGCGACCTGGCATTTTTACAGCGGCTGGGCTGGGAAGACGGCGGCGACTTCCGCGTCAAGCTGACGGACAAAAAGCTGATCATCGCCAGCCAGGCCGATCTGGAAAAGGCGGCCAGCGCGGCGAAGGTGAAGCCGCCGGAAAGCAGCGCAAAAACGATCGCCAGTGCAACGGACATGGCCGCACGTCTGAATACGTGGAGCTTCACCAGCAGCGCCAACCGGCAGTACCGCGCCTGCAAGGTGAGCTGGTACGACGCCAGGAAGAAAAAGACGTACAGCGCCACGGTGCAGGCCGGCACGCAGGAGACAGGACAGACGCTGGTCGTCAATCAGCGCTGCGAATCGCAGGCCGACGCCGAGCGCATTGCCCGGTCGCGTCTGCGCAGCGCCAACATGTCCACCGTCAAGGGCAGTCTGACGATGATAGGCGATGTGCGCATGAGCGCGGGGCTGAACATCGACCTGGAAGGCTTTGGCGTCTTCGACGGCAAATACTTCATCGACACGGCCACGCACACCGTAGACGGCGGCGGCTACAAAACATCATTGCAGATCCACCGCGGAAAGGACCGCGAATGAACGAACAAACCTGTTCCATCCACGCCGGCGAAGTGTCGGCCATTTATCCGGACCGCCACACCGCGCGCGTAAAACTGCCCGATCTTGATATCGTCACCGACGAGCTGCCGATACTGGTGCCCGCCGCTGTAAAAAGCCACGATTACCGCCTGCCCGAAGTGGGGGAGACGGTGCTCGTGGCTTTTTCATCAAGCGGCGCTGAGGCCGGCTACATCCTCGGCTGCCTTTATACCGCCGCCGATCCCGTGCCCGTAAAGAGTGCCGACGTGCGCCACTGGAGCATGGAAGACGCCGGCGCGGTGGAGCTGGACCGTGCCGCGCACAGCGTGACGATCATCGACGCGCACGGCAGCGTGATCAAAATGGCCGGCGGCGACATCGTGCTGCAAGCCGCGGGGAACATCCACCTCAACCCCGGTCATGTTGATGTGCCGGCACACCTGGCAAGCATGTTTGATTAAAAAAAACGCTCGTCTCCGAAGGGGAAGCGGGCGTTTTGTGAAGAATCATTTGTCACCGTAATGTGTGCGGCATTGCGCAATGTAAAGACAGCCGTCTTCGGTGATGCGGTAGACGAAGCGGTCTTTCTTGTTCAACTCCCGGCTCCAGTAACCGGCCAGATCGCCTTTAAGCGGTTCCGGGGAACCAAGCCCTTCAGCTTCGCCGTGACGCTGCACATCTTTAATCAGCTTGTGAAGCTTTTCCAACGTCCTGCGGTCATTTCCCTGCAAATACAGATAATCTTCCCACGATCGCTCAGACCAGCGCAGTTCCATTGCTAATCCTCGATGAGATCATGTTTAACGCCGTGGCCGCTTTCGAGCTGAGCGATCGATTCACGCAATACGCGCTGATTTTCTTCTGACCAAAAAGGATCAGCTTTGATTTCGAACGGCAGCTCGTTGCGCAGTTTGACCTGCGCAAGGAAAAGGCGGATCCCGGTCGCCGTGTCCATTCCCATTGACTGGAAGATCGGATCAGTGCAGCGTTTCAGCTCAGCCGGCACGCGTGCCTGAACAAGAACAGTGTCAGCCATGTGAATCACCTCATTAAGATTTTAATGATTGCATTTGTAATCAACTGTATTTTATCAGAGGATAAGACAAAGTCAAGAAAGGAGCGTTCCCTATGCCAGCAGTCACACGAAAAGGCGACGTCGGCACCGGTCACGGGTGATGGCCGTCACGGCCCTCGGTCGAGGGCTGCGGCACGGTCTTCGTCAACGGCATAGCCGCGCACTGCACCGGGCACGCCTGGGCGGCGCACACCTGCCCGTCCATTCCGGAGACACACGGCAGCGTGCTGGCTGCCGGCTGGCCGACGGTGACGGCAGAAGGGAGAACTATCGGCTACATCGGCGCGCCGGTGGCCTGCGGCTCGGCCGTGGCGACGGGCTCGCCCAACGTGTTCGTCGGTTCGTAAAGGAGTGATGGAAATTGCTTGGAACGTTCGGCGAAGTCGTCTTTGAAACGTCTTCGCAGCTCATCCGCACGTTTGACGGCTTCAAGCGCACGCAGTCGGCGCGATGGGCGACGCATGACCGCATCGGCCTCAAGCCCCTGATCGAGTACACGGGGCCGCAGGCGGTGAGCGTGAGCTTCGACATGAACTTTTCCGTCGAGATGGGCGTGCATCCGCTGGGGGAGATCCAGACGCTGCAAGGCCATCTCGACGCCGGCGATCACTGCGAGCTGATCCTCGACGGCCGGTACTTTGGTGATTTCGTGATCGAGTCGCTGAACGAGGAATGGACACGGCTCGACAACCGCGGCGGCCTGCTTGCCGCGCGCGTGTCCGTGTCGCTGAAGGAGTACGCGCCATGGCCGCAAGCGTGACCGTGATTGCTCATCCTGCCGAGGTGAACTTTGCTCCGGCGACGGAGCTTGAAGAAGTGGTCCAGAACCTGCGCACCATTTTGAACACAGCCGTCGGCATTGTGCCGCTAGACCGCGATTTCGGCGTGCCGGTCGACCTGATCGACAAGCCGATGCCCGTGGCGCAGGCCAAGCTGACGGCACAGATCGTCAAAGCTGTGCACAAATACGAGCCGCGCGCCGCGGTGAAGCGCGTCACCTACACGGGCGACGCCGACGGCCGGCTTGTCCCCAAACTGGAGGTGGAGATCGATGTCGGTTGACCTAACGTCCCTGCCGCAGATCACGTTCCTCGACGCTGACGCGGAGGGCGTGGAAAGCAGGATCATCACACAATACGAGACCGTGGCGGGCCGATCGCTGGCAAAGGGCGATCCGGTCCGCCTTTTTCTGGAGAGCGTTGCCGCTGTCATCGCGCAGCAGCGCGAACTGATCGATTGGTCGGCCAAGCAGAACCTGCTGGCCTACGCCAGCGGCGATTATCTCGATCATCTCGGCGCGTTCCTCGGCGTGGCGCGATTGTCGGCAGCAGCGGCGCTGTGCACCGTGCGTTTTTCGCTCAGTTCGCCGCGCACGTTTGGCGTGCTCATTCCCGCCGGCACGCGCGTGACGCCCGACGGCAGCCTGATGTTCTCCGTCACCGAGGCCGCGACGATCGCTGCGGGAGACATGTATGCCGACGTGACCGTCGAATGTCAGACAGCAGGGGAGATCGGCAACGGCTTTGTGGCCGGACAGATCAATCAGCTGGTCGACCCGATCGCGTACATCGAATCGGTCAGCAACATCGCAGTCAGTTCCGGCGGCGCCGACATCGAATCCGACACGGCGCTGCGCGAACGCGTTCGTCTGGCGCCGGAAAGCTTCAGCGTTGCCGGCTCGAAAGAGGCGTATGAGTTCTGGGCGAAAACAGCGAGCCCGGCCATCCTCGATGTGACCGTCGATGGACCGGCCACGGAACCGGGACACGTGTACATATATCCGCTGATGACCGGCGGTACGCTCCCTTCACAGGAGATCCTCGATGCTGTGGCCGAGTCGTGCAGCGCCAGCAAAGTCCGCCCGCTGACCGACACCGTGCACGTCGTCGCGCCGACCGTCGTCGATTACGCCATCGACCTGACCTATTACGCCAGCAGGACGAACAGCACGATCACGCGCGACGTAGCGGCGGCTGTGGACGAATATATCCTCTGGCAGCGGTCACGCATCGGCCGCGACATCAACCCCTCAGAGCTGATCTCACGCGTCATGCTGGCCGGCGCTACGCGCGTGACACTGGCGTCGCCGGCGTTTCGGACGCTGACGGTCTCGCAGGTCGCCATCCCGTCTGCGGCGCCGGTGCTGTCGTTCGGAGGCTTTGACGATGAGTAAGACGCTTGACGCTCTTGCTCTTGCCGAGCTGCTGCCGTCCAGCATTGCCGGCGATGCGCAGGTGGGATCGGCCGCGCAGGCGATCGACCCCGAACTTCACGCCGTTGCCGATTTCGCGCGGACGCTGCCGATCCTGTCTCGCATCGACGAGCTGCCGGAAGAGCTGATCGACCTGCTGGCGTGGCAGTGGCACGTTGACCTCTACGAGACGACGCTGACGCTGCGGGAAAAGCGCGAGACAGTCAAGCGCCTGCTGCTGATGCACCGCTACAAAGGCACGCGCAAGGCGGTGGACGAGGCACTGGCGCCGATCAATTACGAAGTCAGCATCAACGAGGCGACGGGCGAGCCGTTTTTGTTCGACGTCGACCTCTACGTGGATGTCGAAGTCGATCTTGCCGAAGCGCGCGACCGCTGTATCCGCTATGTGAACATCGCCAAGCCGGTCAGCCGCCACCTGCGGAACATCGACGTGCATTACAACACCGAGCCGTCGACGGGCACGTTCTACGCCGGCAGCGTCCTGACAGGGTACATCGACGTGATGATCGACGCGACGCGAAGCTAGACTTTTAGGGCGAGAGCTTAGAAAAGGAGACAGGAAATCATGCCAACAACGTACAGAGCAACGCTGACCGAAGTCGGCGCGGCGCTGGTGGCCGACGCTATCGCCAGCGGCACGACGCTCACCTGGGCGAAGATGGCGCTGGGCGACGGCAACGGCAGCGCCGTGACCGTGGATCCCAGCCGCACGTCGCTGGTCAACGAGCAATACCGCGCGCCGCTGAACGACCTTGGCCGCGACAGCGCCAACCCGAACACCATCGTCGGCACGCTGGTCGTTCCGCCCGAAACAGGCGGCTGGACCATCCGCGAATTCGGCATTTACGATAACGCGGCAACGCCGCGCCTTGTAGCCTACGGCGAAACGCCGGAGATCGAAAAGCCGGCCAGTTCCGCCGGCACGGGGATCAACCTGCGGCTGCGCTTCAAGCTGGTCGTCAGCGCCGACGCGAACATCATGCTGGCGCCCGACTCGAACGAAGCCTACGCGACCATCGAATATGTGAAGGACAACGCCGTCAAGAGCCTGAGTGTCAGCGGCCGCACGATCACCTACACGATGGGCGACGGCGACACGCACACGATCAAGACGCAGGACACGACGTACGGCGTTGCCACGCAAAGCGCCGATGGCCTGATGAGCAAGACAGACAAGGGTATCGTCGATAATCTGCCGCAGACTTATTACCCGCTCAGCGGCGGCACTCTGAATGGCAACAAAATCACGTTCACAGGTAGTTCACCGTATATCACGCCGGACTCGACAGCGAAATACTTGCGGTTGTACAACTATTCCTTTGCAGGGGGCGGCAGTCTGTACCTGCACGGAAAGGACTATTCGGATTCACCCGGTCAGTTTCGCCTGAACGCCCATGACGGCACGAACTATAAGTCTCTGATCGGTAAGCCAGACGGCTCGCTGACCTGGGGCGGACAGGACGTCATCTATCAACACCCGACTTATACGGCCCGCACCGGAAAACCGGCGTCTAACGCTACGCCCGGTTTCGGTGACACTGTCACCGTATCGCAGATCAAGAGCGACGGCACTGGACATGTAACAGCTGCGACGGATCACACGATTACAATCCCAAATAGCGTTGCCACAACCTCGGCGGCCGGACTGATGAGCAAGACCGACAAGCGCATTGTCGACGATCTGCCGCAGACTTATTACCCGCTCAGCGGCGGTACGCTGAATGGCAACAGCATCACGTTCACAGGCGCTTCACCGTATATTACGCCGAACTCAACAGCGAAATATTTACGATTGCTCAACAATACCTTCGCAGGGGGAGGCAGTCTGTATCTGATAGGCAAAGACGCTCAGGAAGACGAAATAATCGGACGAAATGAAGCGGGTGTGTTTCGCCTAAATGCTCATGATGGTGTCACGTATTCTAATCTTATAGGTTATCCTGATGGCAGATTAAAATGGAACGGTTATAATATTCTCACAGATGCTGTTAGCTACGCAAAAGTTAATGATTTGCCCTCGCAGTATACTGCTGCAAATTTCCCATTAACAAGCGTCTCAAATGCAACAATTACCAATCTAGGTTCGTTTACACCTTCTAAAACAGGTAAATGGTTAATTATTGCAAACGTATCAATAGATGCTAATGCAAATGGATATAGACGCTTAGCTATTGCCGACAGTGCCACAGGTAGTCATTCAGACCGTTTTAGATACATTCAAACAGACGGTACAACAGCTAATAGCACGTTGTTGCTACTTCCTTGGTTAGCTAATTTTACAAGCATTAGCACAGTGTATTTTAATGTGTATCAGACATCGGGTAGCAAATTAAATGCTAGTGGTGGTTATCATGCGTATTATTTAGGAGTTTAATATGATTTACTCAATTAATCCGAATGAGTGTTGCATTATTGTAGACAGGATAAACAAATCTTTTTACCGTAATACAATCGAAGACCGTGCCCAAATGCTTGAAGATTGTACCGCGATGGGGTTGATGAGCGACTACAAGGCGGTCATGGCCGAGTGGGGAGACGACGTCCCCCCGCCTGCGTTGGACGATCTCAAGACATCCAAGTTGTCCGATCTGGAGTCGTCATTCGACGCTCGCGTCTCCGGCTCATTCGTCAGTTCACAGGGCTGGCCGATGCAGTTCGACCGTGCGGACACGCTGGCCGTCGAGGGCGCGATCCAGCTGCTCAAGGCGACAGGACAGACGAGCGGTTACCTGACTGATGCAAACGACGCGACGCACTATGGTGTGTCACTGGCGACGATGGAAGCGATCAAGGTCGAAATGCTGGGAGCCTACGCTGCCTGCCACGCCCGCAAGCAGGAACAGCGCGCCGCTATCAACGCCGCGCAGACGGAAGAAGAGCTGGACGCGATCAAGATCGCCTGGCCGGTGTAACCTTCATAAGAAACGAGACTGCCCTGAGACAGGTCAGTCTCGTTTCTGTTTTAAGGAGAGATGAAAATGGCAAAAATGCACAGCGAACACTTCAGTTTTGACGAGTGCCGCTGCAAGCACTGCGGCAAGGATTGGACCGATCCCCGGCTGATTGCCCTGGCCGAGAAGATCCGTTCGGCACTCGGCGACCGGCCGATGATCCCCACAAGCGTCTGCCGGTGCCGCGATCATAACGCCGCATCCGGTGGATCACCGAATTCACAGCACATGTACGGGCGGGCAATGGACTTTTACATCAACGGTGTGTCACCGGAGGCGATCTTCGAGGCGCTGAAAGCCCTGTCCCACTGCGGAATCCTTCCTGATCTGCACGGCCTCGGCGTTTATGACAACTGGGTCCATATCGACTGTCGCGACGTTCCCGGACTGATCGTCTGGGACAAGCGCACGAAAAAGAAGTGATAATGATGCCCGGCGAAGAGATTAACGACAAAACGCTGCTTGACCTGATGGTCACCGGAGGAACGGGTGCGGCGCTGGCGATCTGCTTTCAGATCATCCGCGCCAGCCGTGAACACATGGGCGAGCCGTTCAACGCGCGTCGCTTCGTCGTAGGGCTGTTCTCGGCGGGCGGCGTGGGGGCGCTGATCGCCTGGACGCTCGACGCGCTGAACGTGAACCGCGAGCTGAGCGCCGTGATCATCGCGATGGGAGGCTACGTCGGCGGCCCGCTGCTTGATATCTGCTACCAGGAGATCCAGGAGACGCTGCAGGCCGCCTTCGACGGCGTACAGAAATGGCTCAACGAAGGGAAATGGGACAAATGACCGATTACAAGACGCTTGTCAAGGTGTACCGCGCCTGGCTGATCGCCGCCGCGGCGGTGCTGCTGGCAGCTCTGATGGCATGGTGGTACGCCCGCGGCTATAACGGCAATGCCGACGTCGGCAAAACGATCGATGCCATTAAAACGAACACGCAGACGAACGAGCGCCGGGTCGATACGATCTTCGACGCGGTAAAGCACAAAGAGGAGGAAGCTCGCAATGAGACGACTGAGAAAATGGCTGCTGCCAGTGATGATGCTCTGCCTGACCTGCTCGCCGGCCTGCTCGCAGACTACAGAAAACGGCATTGATGCCCTGCGGATCCGAGCCGGATGGACGGCCCCCGCAGCCGGTTATTATCTGACAGGCACGGCCATGCGCGACACGATAGCCGGGTGGACGGAAACGCGAAAAGTTGCCGATGTCAGGCAGCAGGCGCTGGAAGCTCTTCGCGATGAGATCGCTGTACAAAAGCAGCAGATGAAGCGCGATCTTGCAGAACTGCAGCGAGAGATCACAGAAGAGCGCAAAGCGTGGCGTAGTCGCGTTCGTCGAGGCAAGGCGCAAGGCCTTGTCTATGGCATCCTGATCGGCGGTGTGACTGGCTATCTTGTGAAGCGGAATAATCTGTGATAAAATAATTAACAATAATAGGTGATAGCTGTACGAACAAAGGAAATATAATAGGTTAAACAGGGAGTATCATATTTCGATTTTTAAATGCAAGAATAGGTAAAATCGGTTATTGTTGAACTTTTATTTCCCCCTCCTTCGCACCAAATATACCGTTTTCAATTACAAACAGTTTGCTTGCAAAAAACGCCCTTTTCCGCGTATAATCACGGAAAAGGGCGTTTTTTGTTTACAAGTCATTTTTAGACGTTTGTAAGATAAATCGGGAGTACGAACCGGGAGTGTCCTTTTTTACTCCCGGTGAAGCGAAGGAGGAACGAGCAATGCCGCGGATCAAACATCTTGAACCGGGAAAACGCCTGACCGCAACGGCGATCGAGCGCGCTAAACCGGAAGTAAAGCAGTATTATCTGCCGGACTTCGACGGACTTTACATCTGCGTCTATCCGTCAGGCAAGAAGACCTGGATCGTGCGCTGGTGGAAAGACGGACGGGAACATCAGAAAACAGTGGGCATTTTCCCGCAGGTCACACTGGTCATGGCACGACAGCGAAGAGACAATCTGAAAGCCGTAGAGCGATATGATGCTCCCGACCTTAACGAACTGACCCTGGACGAACTGCACGATCAATGGATCCGCGAGATCATCAGGCCAAACGTTGCCGAAAAGACCCTCTCAAATATCGAACTGCGCTATCGCAATCTGAGTGCGCTGGGACCGCTGCCGCTGTCGCAGGTTTCTCGCGAGCGGATCATCGAAGCCATGAACCAGTGCGCACAGGAGAAGAGCGCCGACACCGTCAAGCGCAGCGTGGCCGTGCTGCACCGCCTGCTGGATTACGCCATCGACCTCGGCAAGATCACGCTGAACCCTGCCGTCCGCCTCGACAATGCCGTACCCATCCTGAAAAGCTGGAAAGCCGGACACTTCGCCGCCGCTCTCAGTCATGCGGAAGTTGGCCGACTTTTGCGCGCCATCGAGCATATCCGTTCATTTGAGGTCCGCCAGGCGCTGAAATTTATCGCTTACACGTTCGTGCGCAGCGGGGAGCTTCGCCAGGCGAAATGGCCGGAGATCAACTTTGCCGAAAAACTCTGGACCATTCCCGCCGATCATACCAAGCTGAGACGCGAACAGCTCGTGCCCCTGTCCCGCCAGGCGATCGACATCCTTGAAAGCCTGCGCGGCCGTGCCGGCAAGACCGAACGCGGATACATCTTCACGCCCTCGCGCAACGGCAGCATCATGAGCAAGACGACCATGCTGCTGGCGATGCAGAGCCTGCGAGGCGAACTGACCGGCGAACAGGCGCCGCCGCCGGCAACCGTACACGGGTTCCGCGCCACGGCCTCGACCATCCTCCATGAGGCCGAATTCGATCACCTCGTCATCGAGCGTCAGCTGGCGCATGTGGACCGCAACAGCGTTTCGGCCGCCTACAACCGGGCAGAATATCTGGGCGCTCGCCGCGCCATGATGCAGTGGTATGCCGACGCGCTCGACGCTCTGAGAGACCAAAAGCCGCTGCCGCTACGGACACCAACAGGGGACGCGCCGCATACAACTACGCCGAATATCTGAACGAACGCCGGGGAGATGATACAGTGGTATGCGGAGCGGCTTGACGCGCTGAGAGATATCACGATAAACGGAAGATAATTGCCTGACAATTAAAATCATGAAAAATGTCCCAATACGTTGATTTTTGTCCCAGGATGTGCTATTATCTTTTTCGGATAATGTTTGACATAATGATAAAAGCAAAGATGTCAGTTCTCAATTTATCGGAATCAAATTCTTTTGGAAAGGAGGAGCAGCGTCCGCATAACTTTTTGAATAGCTGCATTTGAACTTCGATGAAAAAACAGAGTTTAATTAATCTTGTAAGATATCATGTTGAGAAAAATAATGAGGCGTTTACTTCTGAGGTAGCTAAAATTGCGAAAGAATTTGACGAGTCTGGGGATGGAGTAGTTGCGCAATATCTTATGGAGCTGATTTCAAATTCCAATTTCTATATACCACAGACTCATTTCAGAAATTTACGCTTTTTGAGAAAAATAGAATATTCATCAAAACCATTGCTGTTGCCGAATGTTATCGAAGAAGATGTTCTTGGTATAACTCGGGCTATTAACAACAAGACGGGATTGTCCAAGTTTTTGTTTTATGGTGCTCCTGGGACTGGGAAAACAGAGACTGTGTACCAAATAGCCCGTATTTTAAATCGAGAGATTCTTTCAGTGCCGTTTGAACAGCTGATCGACAGCAGGTTGGGAGAAACTGCTAAAAACGTGTCATCGCTCTTTGACGAGATCAAACATCTACCGTTCAGCAAAGTTCTGGTTTTGCTCGACGAGCTCGATTCGTTGGTCCTTGATCGAGTCAATCAAAATGATCTGCGCGAAATGGGACGCGTTACTTCGACCTTTATCAAAGAACTTGATTCTCTCAACGAAAATATAATTTTGATTGCAACGACGAATCTTTATAGCAGCCTCGATAAAGCCCTCACAAGGCGATTTGATGCAACGGTGTCATTTGATCGTTACTCTAGGGAGGACCTTGTCGAGATTGCTGATTCCATTTTGACGCAAACGCTGAAAAGATCAACCCATTCGAGACAGGACATGAGACTGTTCAATAAAATTTTGAATAACTTGGAGAATATTCCTTATCCAGGAGATTTGAAGCAAATAATTAAAACAGCCGTGGCCTTTAGTGATGAATCAAATGAATATGATTATCTGAGAAAAATCTATCTCTCTCTAAATGGAAATGTTCAGAGCAACATTCAGTCACTTAAAGAAAGCGGCTATACAACAAGAGAGATCGAGATACTTACACGGATCCCCAGAAGCAGCGTTTCCAGAAAGCTGAAGGTGGAGTAAATGAATTCAATTTTACGTGTAAAGTTGACATTCGCAAACGAGAATAATAACCAAAAACCTAATGAACGGAAACTGCGAGCACATTCTCAAGTCACTTCCGCTAAAATTGACAGACTAATAGAAGAATTAAAATCTGTCCTCAGGTACTATAACAGTGTTCCTCAACTGCTTGCGCAGTGTCTCATTGATGTAAATTACAATGACATCATAGCGAAATCAAAGCGTATTCAAGACGTTCTCAAACCAAGAAGAAAACAAACGAATGATTGTATTGTTGGTGCTCGCTTTTCAGATGATCCCGAGGGACAAGAAAAACATATCATAACCTATTATGTGAATACCGAAACGATTAAATTAACGATCAAAGAATTGCAGTTAACGAAGAATTTTATTGATAAAGCCCTCGACGGCCAAGCGAACGCAGACAATTTTAACAATCAAGGGAAAAAACTGCATTATGAAGGCTATGGTCTCTCAAAAACAAAGTTGAGGGGAATTATCGTTGACTGTTCGGCGATTGATTCTTTTTCTGTTCCTTCTGTAAAATCCGCCCCAGGAAGCGATACGTTTCTGGTCACGTTTTATAAAACGGAGTTAAGGCTGCAAACGCTTCTTGAAAAGCTGGGAATTCAGGAATATCGTTATCAGAACTCATTTCATGGAGACGACACGATTTCTGTAACTAGAGAGCTTTATGATGAACTCAACGAAAAAGTGCCTTACCTGATTTCCATGATTTCATCAGATTTAGCGCAGATCAAACTTGATGAAATCGAGCCCCCAAAAGAAGCGGAGCACTTTGAGATTCCCGAGCCAGCGAACGAACCCATAATTGGCGTCATCGATACATTATTTGACGAAAGCGTGTATTTCAGCAAGTGGGTAGAAAATATTGATTACCTTGAAGATGTTGAGAAATATTCATCCAAGGACGTTCAAAGAGAGCATGGAACAGAAGTTACATCTATCATTGTCGATGGACCGAGACTTAATCCGTGGCTTGACGATGGTTGCGGGCGATTTAGGGTAAAACATTATGGCGTTTGCGTTGAAAAGATAACGCTTCCACGCCTTGTCCGCAAAATAAGAGAAATCGTTCGCATGAATTCCGATATACACGTTTGGAATCTGTCCCTCGGAACAGAGGAAGAGGTGTCTCGAAATTTCATTTCGTTTGATGCTGCGGCTCTAGATGAGATCCAATCCAAATACAATGTTCTATTTGTTGTCTCAGGAACAAATGATAACAGGCGCGAACATGCCGATTATTTAAAGATTGGCTCACCAGCGGATTCTCTTAATTCAGTTGTTGTGAATTCTGTCAAACGCGATGGAAGCCCAGCGTCATATTCAAGAAAAGGAAATGTGCTTTCATTCTTCACAAAACCAGATATCGCATACTACGGAGGAGACTATGATGATAGAATCATAGCCTACGCGCCGGGGGGAAAAGAGCCTGTGTTTGGGACCTCTTTTGCAGCGCCTTGGATCAGTCGTAAACTCTGTTATCTGATCGACGTGATGGGGCTTCCTCGGGAAGTCGCGAAGGCTATGCTGATTGATGCAGCGGCTGGATGGGAATTTAAACAGGATACATATCGGTATCAAGATGTCGAGGGATACGGGGTTGTGCCGATCGATATCAGAAAAGTGCTTTCATCTGAAAACGATGAAATCAAGTTTATTGTTTATGGAACATCCGAAAGCTATAAAACGAGAAATTATGCAATCCCTGTCCCTAGAGACGAGGACAATAAATATCCGTATGTAGCACGTGCTGCGTTATGCTACTTTCCAGAATGCAACCGAGCCCAAGGAGTCGACTACACAAGCCGTGAACTATCTTTCAAACTAGGAAGGATCAATGATAAAGACAAAATTGACGATATCAACGACAATATTCAGGATACGACTGGCTCTTATGCGGATGAACGGCAGTCCAGAAAAGAGTTCAGAAAATGGGAGAACACAAAGTTCATTTCGACCCTTTTGAAGGGGAATAGCCGGTCAAGGAAGTCCTATGGTGAGCGCCTATGGGGGATCGAAATCACATCAAAAGAACGGCTATCGACAAAAGTCAGTAAACATTTGAATTTTGGAGCGGTCATCACGCTAAAAGAATTACAGGGCGTTAATAGAATCACTGATTTCATTAAAGCCTGCGAATTGAGAGGGTATATTGTCAGCGAAATTGATATTCAAAACAGAATTAACATTTATAACGCAAACCAAGAACAGATACGTTTTGATTAGGAATAATGCTGCGATAAATCAATGGAGAGTTTTTAGCACCCTCGTCAGCGATTGCTCAGGAGGACATGAGCATTGATGAGAATGTCGATCGATACAACGTTCCTGCTCATGCTGCTTCAATCCTGATTGATCGAGCACAAAACACAAAAGGGAACCGAGCTGCAACTCGATCCCCTTTTCATCCGCGTTAGCGCGTAGATGCGGACACATGTAACTTTTCTGTAGCAAGTGCATTGTAGCACAAAAAAGTTGCTTGTGCCAAGTGTTAATCAGCGCGAGGAAGAGAGGACTTCTGCATGACAGAGTCCAAAGACCCGCGTCAGCAGGCCGAAGGCCCCCTTAATAAGGGAATCCGTTATTGCCGGTTTCGCCGTGTCAAAAACTCGGATCGGATTCTTGATGCCTGGGATTATGGCTATAAGGCCTGGCCCATTGGAAAGAGAGCGTAGTTCTCTCTAGTTGAATGCAGCCCCGCGAACTGGTTACGTTTTGTCACCGGTTCGCGGGGCTTTCGTTTTTGCGGACTAATAGTTGAAGATCGGATTGCACACGCCGCAGGCTGTCAGCCCCTGCTTCTTCGCCTGGGCAAGCGTGATCGCGTGTTTTTTGCCTCGCAGCGTGCGGCAGTCCTCATAGTGATAACGTCGGCTCTTTGCCCCGACATACACCGTGATCTGCGAATCGGGCAGCTTCTTCGGAGCTGCTGGTGCCGCGCTCGCACACATCAGCGCCAGCAGCATGACAAGAACAAAACGTTTCATGACAACACCCTCCAATACAAAAATTTCCCCTGCTCGCACATCGGGCAGGGGATTTTTTTTAACCTACGGAATCTGCCCGTTTCGCCACGCCCAGCGCTGGATCGTTGGCGATGGGGACGGTGGCGCGGGCGGCTTCCACCTCGCGGGCGACTTCGGCACGATGGGCGGCGACGGCGCGGAACGCCCCTGTCAGCATTTCCAGCTCCGCCTCGCTGAACGGCTTGGCAAACAGCAGCAGCGCATCAGGATCCTTCTGGGCGATCTGACGCGCCAGCTCGTCGAAGGCGCGCCCCGCCGCTGTGGCCGGAGGTACGGGCACGGGCATATCTGCACGCTGAGGCAGCGAGGATAACCCAAGAAGATAATCGGCGCTGCATCCAAAACAATTTGCCAGTGCCACGACAAAATAACGATCTGGCGTGTCACGATCATTTTCCCACGCGCTAATCGTGTTCTTGTGACAGTCAAGGATTGACGAAAGTTCGTCCTGACTGAGTTTTTTTGCTTTCCTGAGTGCTTTAATGCGCTTGCCCTGAGTGGCGGGAATTTGTATCGAATTGTCCGACTTCATCAGTACATCACCGCCTTAAATTCAGTATATATCGGCGTTTGCACGATGGTCAATGACAATAGGGCTGAATAAAAAGTACAGCTAGGACTTGACTATTTTTTTTTTTTTGATAACATACAGCCAAGGCAAAAAGGAGGTGAAACCATGACGTACGGAGAACTTATCAGAGAAAAACGCAGGGCTTTAGGTCTCTCACAGGCAGAAGCAGCTGAGATGACGGGATTTGCGAAAAACACCTTCAGCGCCTGGGAGAACGAACGCGATTGCCCGACCGCACCCGCCGTGATCTCGACGGTGGAGAAGGCTCTCAAAATGAAACCGGGCGAGCTGTACATGGCAATCTCGTACCCTCAGCGGGCGCAGGTTCGCCACCGGCCTGCGCGGGTGGTGACGGTGGCGAAATCGCCCGCAGCATCGACAGCCTCTGCCTGATCCTGGAGCTGCTGTCGCGCCTGCGCGAACTCAGCGACGAACCGCACGAGGTGGGCGCTCTGATGCGCGACCTCGGCGGCAACGGCCGCCTGGATGCCGACAGCAGCGCCGACTTCCTGGCGGCGTTGCGTGAGCTGGTCAAAGAAGGAACGCGGATGTTGGAGATGAACGACGAAATGAAGGAGGTGCGTTGAAATGAGCAAGCGGTACTAGATCGGCTACGTTACCGACCGCAGTGTGATCGAACACGAGATCGGGCGCAGTGCTCACGACATTGAAAGCAACGGCTCCAGGTACAGCACCATCAAGAGCGCCCGCAGCGCTATCCGTGTTATCCGCAGAACCTTTTCGGACAGGCATCCGCGGGAGTTCATGGTGTTCGACAGCTGGGACGATCCGATCATCAATCCGCTCATGAACGGCGAGGAGTTCGTGCCCTGCGTGCATTGCGAGCTGTGACGAAAAAAGCCCGGCATGAGGCCGGGCGGAGGAGGTGCGGTGAGTGAATCAATGCATCGAAATCGGCGTTGACCTTGATGAGGCCGAGAAGATCCTGAAGGTCATGCGGCAGAATACAGCGGCACAAGGGTGTCTTTCGTTCAGTTTTGAGCGGATCGGAAAAATACTGAAGCTGACTGATCTGAAAGTCACTGACGTGATCACAGCAGGCGCGAGACAAACGGAGCAATAACGGTCATGGCGTTGGCGCTGACTTCGAGCAGGCGTGCAAATTTCTGCTTGTAGCTGTCTGAACCCCGTTCTTTTTCCTTCTTCAGATCTGCAAGTGCTTTCAGAATGTCATAAATCTCGGACAGGTGCGAGGCGTTTACCAGCAGCGCAGATTGAAGTTCTTCAAACACTTTTGTGTCTGCTGTTTTGATTACGTTGTTCTGTCCGATCTGGCTCACTGTGCCGTAATTGTTGACGTTATATACAGTGTGAGACGCTGTGATGCGACGGTCTGCGGATTCGACTTTGAGTTCATACCACGGATCATGTCCTGGGATAGTTGGTTTTTCATAAGGTACGACATCGCGAATAATCATTCGCTGCTGTTGGTCACCGGGCAGATGCTGAATGAGTATATCACCGACTGAGATGTTAAGCGTAATGTCCGGAATGATGACGTCGTGCTCTGAGGATTTTTGCCCGCGAATGTTGTTGACAATGGCCGCATCAGCGGAGCGGATCAGCGTGAAGGTGTGAGGGTAAAAGTAATCTGAATCAAAGCCAAAGAGCATGGGGAACCTCCATAATAAAAGTTCGTTGTCAGGGGGAATGGTATGTTCATTGATTTTGTTATGCGATTTACAAAGCACGGTCGGCTCAAGCGCAAAGTCGACTCCATCATGGAGAAAGTCTCCAAAAACGAGAAGTGTTCAGTCAAAGACTTTGTCGTGATGACGGAATTCATTGCGACGATACCGCTTGCCGAAGAGACACTACTGAAGCATCTGCACACGATCCTGACCGTGATGATGCTTTCTGGGCAGGGCGAAACGACAAGATCGAAGCCGAAATCACCGTCTAGATCTTCAAAATTATAACACAGAGGGAGGTGACGAACATGGCCGTACCAACGCAGATGTCGCTGAGTGACAGCGATGTGATGAGGATAGCCCAGGCGGTGGTTGATCTGCTTTTGCCGAAACTGGGAGCGCGCCCTGATCTGCCGCCGGTGATGACGCTGAAGGAAGTGGTAAGGTGCACGGGCATGGGGCGGACGCGGCTACTCGACCTGATTAAGGCAGAGAAGTTCCCGCGGCACTTTGAGGGCGGCGGGCGCGGCAGCACGAAGCTGTGGAGGGGCAGCGATATCAGACGATGGTTGGAGGCAGGCGATCATGAGAAAAACCAAAGGGAAGAAGGAGGTGCGGGCTGATGAACGCGCTCGCTGCATTGAGCGAAATGACAGTCGATGAGTACTTTGAGCGGATCGGCGAGACGATCGAGTCTATGCTGGCAAAGCGGGAAGCGGCGAACAAGCCGTCATGTCCGGACGACATGTCGGCAGACGATGTGCTGTCGTTCTTCACGCATAAAAGTTACAGCGATCTGAATCAGGGCGTGACAGCGGGAAGGTATCCGCAGCCGGTGACGTCGGCGGGGAACAAGCGGGTATGGCGGAAGAAGGACTGGGAGGTCTGGCAGGCCGGCCAGACGAAGACGAGAAGGAGGTCATGACGATGGTTGAAAAGATTCTTGGTGCAGGGCTGCTGCTGGGCAATGCGCTCAGCGTGCCGGTGATGTTCCCGCCGCTGGCGGGGTTGACGGTGCTGGCGATCGGCGTGGCTGTGATGGCGTGGCCGGTGATCGATCTGCTGACGGAGGTGCTGGGATGAGCAGCCGGGGGAACAAGGCGCGGAGGTCGCGTGCGGGGCACAAGGCGCAGCGCTATCTGGCGCGGCTGTTCTGGGCCGGCAGCAGCGGCATGGTGATCGGCAGTCCGGATGCGTCGACAGTGATGCAGCGGCGGAGGGTGAAGTCATGAGCGAGCCGAATTTTGCAGCCATGGCGATGAACGACGCCATCAACGAGGCGAAAAAATCCCTGTGGACGGCAAAGAACGCTTTGAAGCAGTTCTTAGAAAACTGGCCGGATCACGACGGAAAGTTGAATTTAAACCTCGCCCTCTACTCACTGGCGACTCTGGGTGAAAATCTGCGCGCGATTCAGCGCTACAAGGAGGAACTGGACAGATGAGCAGTAAGAAGATGCCTTTTGTCCTGGGCGACGACGTGGCGCGTGCGCTGGACGAGATCGTGAGCATCAATGATGATCTGCCGGAGGCGTATCGCAAAGAGATGCAGGCACGTGCAGAAGCGTGCGGAGAGGAGCGGTCATGATCAAAGAGCTGAGCATTGAAAAGCAAAAGCTGGCATACGACGTTATGGAGAAGTTTATCCAGGAGTACGCGGATCGTTCCCTGAAAGAGGGCGAAGAGATCATTGCCTTTGAGGTGAAAGCGTTTATTGCCAACAAAGATGAAAACAGCATCTCAAAAGCGGGGTTTTCAATAGGGGCGATTAACTTGGCCGAAGCCAAGTTCAACTATGAGTCTGCAATAACTCGATACACGAAAATGCTGGCAGACGCTGTAACTGAAGAAGGAGGAAAACAAAAATGACCGTTGAAACAGAGCGCATTTTTTGCGTGTTGTTCGCCCTGGGATTTTATCTGTGGCTGTTTGCGATGGGCGTGATCGCCTTTGCTGTCGAGAAGGTCCGCGCCTGGTGCGTGAAGGAGCGCCGCTATGCTGCCTGAGGCTGTTGCGGAGGCGATCAGCCGTCAGGATACGCAGGCTGAGATGGCCGAGATCGACGCGCGAACGGCCCGCGCCGGCAAGCAGAAGCGCAAGAGCACCTGGGTCATCGAGTCGCCCATCATCGGCCGCATCGAACAGAACGACGCGCCGCGGATCATGACGGAGCTGCTGAACGAGGCCATCCTTGAGAAAAACGGCGTCAAGCGCCTTGCCGCTGAGCTGAAGCTGATGCGGCCTTCGAATGTGAGCAGTTTCGCCGAGGGCAAGATCTATATGGGGCGCGAGACCGGCAAGCTGCTGGTCAGCTGTCTGGAAAAGCGCGCGATGGAAAAAGAAAAGGCCGCTTCGGCTGGCACCGAAACGACCCAAAGGAGCGAGGACACTGATCAAGAGGCCTCGCCCGATATTGTACCACAGGAAGCGAAAGAAGTGATCGACAATATGGCCGCCCAGAAAGAGGCCCAGCTGTTCAACCTGCAAAACACCGTGGCCAGCCTCACCGACGAGAACGCCGCCCTGCGCGACCATCTGGAAAGCGCCAGGGAAGCGCTGGCGAACGAACAAAAGGAATCGGCGGAGCGCCTCATTCACCTGGAAGACACACAGGCCAGGCTGGAAGAGAAGACCATCGAGGCCGCGGATCTGCGAGCCCGGCTGAAGACGTCCGAGGAGCAAAACGCCGGCCTGCGGACGGACCTGAACGACAGCAAGGCGCTGCATGAAGAGATCAAACGCCAGCTTGACGAGATGCGTCCTGCCGTCGCCGAGCTGACTGAGAACGTGCAGAGGCTTCAGAACGAGAACGACGCCATGAGCGCCGCGCTCAGGCACGAGACAGAAGGACGCCTGAAGGCCCTGGATACGCTCTGCGATCTGGTGCGCGAGATGCTGGGCTCGAACGCGTGACAGCAAAGACATCAAAGAACGCCGTCGGCAGAGTGCAGGAGAATCTGCGCGTCGCACGGAACGAGCTGAGGATGCTGGGCTATGAAGTGCTCGCGATCAAGACGATCACGCCGGCCCTGATCCTCGCTCGGCTGACCGTCGTCGAAGACGAGCTTGCACTTGCCGGCCGGCGGCTGAGGCGCCTGGAAAAAAACAAGGAGGAAATGATATGAATCTGTGGCCGCGGATCATTCCGCTGTATTTCAATTTCGTCATTCCCGGCATCCTGCTGGGGCTGATGGGCCTGTTCACGATGCTGTTCCTGTTCTTTTTGCCCTTTTCTCTGATCGACGCTGCCCTGCGCCGCAAGGAGGAATCGCGATGACCGGCGCCCGATACCGCGAGCTGGGGGACAGACGCACGATCCACGTCCACCGCAGAACCGGCTTGGGCGGCGAAGTGCTGTACAAGATATTCCGCGGGACCCAGTGCTTCGACGGCCGCCTCGGCGAACAGTTCATTCAGGAGAAATCGTGGCGCACCGAGGAAGAGGCGCAGTCATTCCTTGACCGCCTTGCCAAAGTGCGCGGCTGGAAGACGGTGACCAAATGAGCGAGCCCGGCGTTTCCGCTCGTCCCGTCTACATCGCCGTGCTGAAGATCGACGACGTTTTCACGCCCTGCATCATGCGCATCACACGCATGAGCAAGGGATATATGCTGGCGTTCAAGCTCGCCAACGGGCTGGTGGGAAAGATCTATATCTTCCATCATCCCGGCGAGAAGGTATATGCAACCGCCGACGAGGCGCAGGCCGCTCTTGACGAGATGGCCCGCGCCCGCGGCTGGAAGCCGTATAAGCGGCTGGAAAGGTGGTAGCAGCAATGAGCACAACACGCGCGCGCTACGGCGCGGATTACCGCTACGGCCGGCGGGCTTCGTGGTGGGAGCGGCTGATCTGCCGGCACGAACGGTGGGCCGGCGAGTTCTTCAGCTATGACGATTCGCTGCCGTGGTGGCGGAGGATGCTGGCATGGCTGACGGAGCGCTGATCTTCCTCGTGCTGGCGTTTTACGCCGGACTGTATCTGCTGATCCGTCTGTTTTCGAGGTGGCCGTGATGAGCGCCAGGGGCACAACGCACGCCTGCACTTCGCGCACGGCGGACCGCATCGCGCTGGCTGAGGCCATCGACGAAGGTTTTCTGCGGCTGGGCATCTCGACACGCGAGTTCGCCCGGCGGATCGGCTGCAATCGCTCGGCCCTCGATAAATGGCGCACGTTCGGCATCACGCCGGATTCTCAGTATTTTGCCAGAGTGATGGACGAGCTGGGCCTGGACCCGGCTGATTTTGGGATGGAGTTGAAACATGGCAATAACAGTTGAGCAATAAACGTACCTTGACAATAGAATAGGACGGGCGAGGAAGGGGAAGTACTCTTGTCAGTATCACTTTATGATTATAAACTCTCCCATAGACGCAATCATCTTTTGCAGAAGATCGGGGGATGTCGCGTAATGGAAACGATGAAGCTGACGCTTTCGCTGGACATGGACGAACATAAGCTCGACGCCTGGGCTTTGACCGAAGGTCTTTCCGGATTCTGTTCCTTTTTGCAGGCGATGCGGGAAGAAGCAAATGAAGCCGAAGGGTTGGACGTTCAGGTCGAGGCGATTCAGCCGGGGAGCTTTCAGTTTGCTCTTGAGCTGATCGGACACGTTGCTTCGCTGACAGGACTGATGACTGGCGGTGGTGTGCAAATGCTGTCGACACTTGTGCAGATGGCAGTCGAGTACCTGAAGCTGAAGATCTTCCTGGGCGACGAGAAGCCTGACGAGATTCGCCGTAATGGTGATGTTGTCATTGTCCTCAAAGAGGGCGCCCAGCTGAATATTTGCAGCACTGTTCATAATGCCTACATGACGAACGGCAACGCTGCGCAGGCAAGTCAGAGCATGGCAAAAGCCTTTCGCTCAGACGAACGGGTGCGCGGTATGAAGCTGAAAGATGCTGATGGAACAGAACTGGCCGATTTCAAAGGCGAGCAGCTGCACCGGCTGGCGCTTTCCAATGCCTATCTGAGTGAGGAACACAACATCATTCGTGATAATCGGGCTGTTTTGCTCGTACGAGCGCCGAGTCTCGACGGCAGCACTAAGTGGAGATTTCTCTACAACGGACGAAAGATCATTGCCAATATCGCCGACGAATCGTTTATGGAAAAAGTGAAAAGCGGCGAACTGCGTTTTGGCAATGGCGACAGGTTGATAGCCGTGCTCGAGATTGGACTTGAAAAGAAGCCTGGACGAACAGTATGGAAAGAGAGCAGTTACACGGTCGTCAGCGTTGATGTGCAGGGATTCCAGAATGCGGAGCAGCAATCACTGTTTTAAAGCCAAATAGAGTAAATACGCCCGTCCTGTTCTGGCCGGGCGTATTTTTGTACATGAGGGGGGATTGGAATGATGGATGTGGTGTTTGTATATACCGTCGCCGGCGCGGCGCTGACGGGGGCCGTGGCCGGATTTGTGGCGGCCGGGGTGGTGCGCAGCGGCGGTGATGCGGATGCGGCGGCCGAGGTCGACCATCTGCGCGAACAGCGCCGCCGCGCTGACGGAGCCGCACGGCTGGAACGGACGGCGAAGGAGCTGAAGCAGGCGGAGTGTGACGAGCTGGATCGCCAGCTGCGAGCCGCCGAACTGAGGGCCGAGGCCGCGCAGCAGTCGGCGCAGGAAGCCAGAGCCGAGGCTAAGCGCGCCTCGCTTGCCATCCACGCGGCGACGGATGCGGCCTATGCCGCCATGAAGGAAGCGGAGGCCGCCCAGCGCCGCGCGAAGATGCTGGAAAAGCAGCTGGAGGCCGAGCGCCGCCGTCACAAGCACACGAAAAAAACGATGCGCCGCAAGCGCAAAGTGCGCGACGTGATCGCCCGCGGCGCGAACAGGCTGAACCGCCGGCCGTTCCCAAACCGCGGCAACGGCTCGAAGCGGTCGAAGTTCCAGCGCGAGGCGTTCACGATGGGCGAACATCGGCCGGTTGTGGATCACTCGCGCTGCACGCACACTGACGGATAAAAACATTCAGGAGGTTTTATTGAACATGCCGTATCATTATGATTCACGAAATTACGACCCGAGCGCGACATATAAGCCGGAACTGCTGCCGCCGGGCGATTATCTGTGCCGCATCCGCAATGCCGATTACATGACAGCGCAGTCAGGCTGCGAGATGATCCGGGTGGAATTCGACGTGTCGGGGCATCAGGCACGCGTGTATTATTATCTGCCGCTGCGCGAAGCGACGGTTGAGGAACATCAGCAGACCGATCAGCGTCTTGGCGAACTGTTCGCTGCCTGCGGCATTGATCCCGCCAAGGTTGAACCGATGAATCTGGAAAACTGGATCGGCAAAACCTGCGGCGTGCATGTGAAGCAGACGACGTACAACGGCGAAAAACGCAATGCCTTTCATTATTTTATCGAACGCAGTGCGGCCCGCGCCATGTTTGCACAAAAGCCGGCCGGCAAGCAGCAGGAGCTGTTTTCTCAGCAGCAAACACAATCCCAGCCGCGAAGCTATCGAAGCGCAGCACAGCGGACCACCGGCCCCGGCGGCGCGCTGGGCTTTGACCGCTACGGCGAAGCGTATCCGCCGGCACAGAACGTGAGCATGGACGAGAACGACAACTTCGTTCCCGCCGACGCCGAGGAAGCCGACATCCCGTTTTAAGGCGCAAAGCGCGTGAAAGGAGGTGAGCGCAGTGGATAAGCGAAAAGAGCGCATCGAGGTCGTGGATCACAGCCAAAACACTTTTTCGATGATCTACGATCGTTTCACGGAAGATTTTCGGCTGACGGCGTTCGATCGCGCCGTGTACCTGGCGCTGAAATATTTCGCCAAGCAAAAGAACGTCTGCTGGCCCAGCGGCGAGACGATCGCCCAATATTCCGGCTGTTCGCGCTCGACAGCGTTCAAGGCGCTCGCTCATATTGAGGAGCTGGGCTATATCACGCGCACGCAGCGCAAAGACGACGGCGATTTTCAGAAAACAACGGTGTACCATCTGCTCGATTTGAGCGTCGTTCCTGATAACAAAATGAGTCCGTCAGACGGACTCTCGGTGTCCGCCACAGAGACGCCGGGTGTCCGCGAGACGGACGCCGGGTGTCCGCCACACGGACACGAATTAGATTCATTTCCAGATTCATTGAACAAGATTCCCCCCGTCCCCCCCATCGACGAACTGCCCGACGAATCGCCCCTTCCGGAAGAGTCCGACCCTTGCGAGGAAGATGCCGACACCGCCGCCGAGTCAGGCGAAACGGATCAGGCCGCCCCGTGCGCGGACGCTGAGGTCGAAGAGGTGTTTGAACGCTGCACGAGCGTCTTTCCGGGGCTGCGGAACGACGCCGTGCAGGGCGGTCGATTGCGCGATGTTTTGCGCGAGTGGATCGCCAAGCTGGGCACGCATGTCGTGATGGCGGAGGCGGAAAAGGCTTTGCGCTGGCAGCTGACGCTGCAGCCGGACGAAAAGGGGCGGATGAAAAAGCCAGCCGTCGGCGACGCTGTGGCGTTTTACGACGACTGGCTGAAGCGCTGTGCCGACGACGCCAATTTTGAAAAATGGTGGGCGCTCTGGCCTGGAGTGACCGACGGTTACGAGTCGGCGAAGCGGGAATGGCGTGAGCGGCTGAGACCGCTGAAAGGACAGGCTCGCGCCGTGGCTCTGCGCCGCCTGTTCGACGAGCTGGAGCGTCTGAGCGAACGCGCGGCCGCAGGGGCCGAAATCGAATATCTGCCGCGGGCGCGGTCGGTTATCCGCGACGCGAAGCTCGACGCGGCGCCGGAGGTGCGCGATGACTGACGGCTTTGACGTGGAGGCGCTTGAGGCGCTGGCAGGACAAAATCATTTTGCCGACGCCGGCAGGATGGCTGCACCGGACTGGAGCCTCGACCTGCCCTGCGCTCCCGACGAGGAACGCGCTGTTCTGGGCGCGATGCTGCTGGACGAGCGCGAAGCGGCAAAGGCTGCGGCCATGCTCGAAGCCGAAGACTTCACCGAAGGGCGCCACGCCGCACTGTTCCGCGCTCTCAGTGCCCGCCTTGCCGCCGGTCAGCCGGTGGACGGCGTGACACTGGCCACAAGCGGCGAGCTGGATCAGAACAGCTTTGCCGGCTACGTCGACGCGGCTGTGCGTGCTGGCGCGTCGGCCGGCGGCGCGTGGAGGGCGCATGCTGAAACGCTGCGCAGCATCCGCGCCCGGCGCGATCTGATCTGGGCGGCGAGGCGGCTGATCAGCGCGGCCGTCAAAGACGGCTGCGACGTGCCGGCCGTCACTGCAGCAGCGCAGCAAGCGCTGTCCGGAACACAGCGGCTCAGCCTGGCCGTGGACACGTCGCCGGAGACACTGCTCGACGGCTACGAACAGACGGTGCGCAGCTGGAGCGGCCAGCCATTGGCAAAAAGCGGCATTGCCGAACTGGATAAGGCGATCGGCGGCGGCCTGCTTCCTGGCGAGATACTGGCTGTCGTCGGCGGCGACGGCAGCATGAAGACCAGTCTGGCCCTGCGCTTTGGCGATGAGTATCTGCGCACCATCGGCAGGCCGGTGCTGTACCTGTCGCTTGACATGCGGCCGGAGCGCATCGCCCTGCGTCGTCTGCTGCCGCTGGCGGAGACTGGCGAAAAGAGGCTGACGGCTGCCATCACCGAGCATCAGGCGGATTTTGCCGCTGTGCGCGCCCGCCGGGCAGCGCTGGACGCGGGACGGTATCACATCGCCGATGGTCCGCTGCGGCTGGCCGACATCGAAAGCCTTGTCTCGCGGCTGTCGCCGGGGCTGGTGATCTGGGACTATCTCACCGCCACCGACGGTTTTCGCAGCGAGATGGATGCCCAGCGCGCCTGCGTGTCGGCCCTGCGCAGCTGGCAGCACCGCTATGATGCCACATGGGTGGTGCTGTCACAGATGAGCGAGCTGGCGAAGGCCGGCCAGCGTCAGGGCGATTTCGCCGGCAGGGCCAGCGGCGGAAACAACCTGTCCCGCGTTGCCGACACACAGCTGGAGCTGTTCCTCGACGACGTGGAGCCGCAAAAGTACCATGTTGATATGGGGATCATGCCGAAGCCGCGGCTGGTCTGCACGGTGACGAAGTGCCGCAGCGGCGTGCGCGGCTCGATCTGGGAACTGGACTACGACGGCCCGACGATGAGCTTCACCGGAACGGCGGAGCGCGTCAAGCGGGCCAAAGCCAAAAAGCCGCTGTTCGAAGCGGCGGGGGTGATTGTGTGATGAGTGAAAAGGCTGAAAAGTTTCTTGCACTGCAAGACGAGATCGAAGCTGTTGCGTTTGGTGGTGCGCTGGATGCGATGATTGCGCAGCTAAACACGATGTGTGAAATTCTCGACGTATGTCCTGTCGGGAACCTGCTGTGCAAATCAAAGGAGAATCTTGCTCAGGTTGCGCTCGATTTAGAGAAATCCAATCAGTGCATGAAGGAAATGTTGATAAACAGCATGAAAGAACGGGCAGAAATGACTGAAACAAGGGAGTGAACGAAATGGGACCGGATGATTTGGGTGAAATGCAAGTGTTATGCGACGGCGTGCCGGTATGTGAGTTCAACCAGCAGGATCAGCCGGAGCTGTCTGCCGATGAGACTGACATGCCCCCGGCTCGCCGGCCTGTATCAGCAGTTTTTTCGATGTCGCGGAAGGACGTGCGGCGCATGAATGCGGTATGGCGTCAGAAGGAAGCAGTTGTCTGGCGGTATGTTGCCAGCAAATACGGCTGGACGACGAAACGCATGCGGCGTATGAAGAAAAGCAACAAGGTCGGTAATGCGTCGTTGTTTCTCGCTCTCGAAGAGCTGTATTGATTTTGGAGAGAAGGGCGATGCAGACGCGGATTGAAGTTAGTGACATGTTTTTAGAGAACGCGAGATCGACGGTAGAGGCAGAAATAAATCCGCCAGCGCCGCTCAAGGTGTGGTTTTTCTGCGGTGGCGCTATGACATCGGGATACATGGATTTTAAAACGGGCTTTTCGTCCTTGATGGAAAGCGTTTGTAAAAATCCACAATTTGTTCGTAAGCTGGAGATGAAAATTGTTTTAGAGAACGATGAGGTGGCGGCACATGGACGCTCTTGAACGATTGCGCGCAATGGTCGAAGAACTGATCGCCGAACTAGACGAGGCGCGCAAGCGCTGCGCTGAATTTCAGCGTGATTTAGCGCAAGTCAGCGAAGAACGAGAACAGGCACGGCAGGAAGCATGGCGATGGCGAAGCCTGTACTGCTTCACTTCAACCGAGCTTGAAAGCGAACATCCTTTCCCCTGGGAAGAAAAGTCATGACGAAGGGCACGCTTGATCTTCCCGGCAGCCGCGAACTGATCGCGCAGCTCGTCACCGATTATGAGGCAGCGCTGGACAGCGAAAGCCCGCGCCGCTTCCTGAAAGCGCGCGAAAAGCTGGACCGCTGGCTCTGGCCGCTGGCGCGCTGGTATCTGGATCATACGGTGCAGGACGGAAAATAGCGTTTTCGGTGCATTTAAGTGCCTGATTTGCAGAAAAAAAATGCAAATTTGCGGTTTTGATTGCTAAAAATTGGATTTTACGGAGGGCGGACATGTGCGATTACAAGGCGGCGGTGCGGTTGCTGGAGCTGTTGTTGAAATTTCATCCCTGCGGCCTGGCCGTGATCCTGGGCACGTATCCGCCGCCGGATGCAGAAACATGGGACGAGCTGCTGGCACTCAGCCGGCCCGCCAGAGAAGACGTTCACGTTTCCGGAGGCTCGACGCGCGACAGGATGCTGATGTGCGTGGCGCGCGCGGACGAGATGGACAGCGTCGTTCGCGACATGGGCGGCTGGGATAACATCAAAGCCGCGGCGGAAGCAGTGCGCGTGGAATATCCTGAGTGGTGGCTGCACTTCGTCCGCTATGTCGATCGCGTCGACGGCGCGCGCGGCAATTACAATTCGTCATTGCAGGGCACGCCGCGCGCGCTGTTGGCTGCCGAGCTGAAGATCGACGCGCAGACGCTGAGCGAGCATCGGTATAAAGTCCCGGCGATGATCGCTCGCAAGGCGATGTGCGGATTTCAAAAAGCGCTGTTTTGAACGGTCGAAAATCCCCTCAAATCGCCATTCAAAGCGCCTTTTAAACTGCCGCTTGAACGACGCGCATAAAAAGTTAAAATGTTATCATCGAAACAAAAATAAAGCCGCTTGTCTCAGTGAGGCAGGCGGTTTTTGTCGTATCCGGAGAAAGAGAGGCGAGAGTGATGCCGGAACGAAACGAGCTGATCCTTTATGCCGTATGGGACCGCGTGCGGCTGGAGTGGCGCTTTGGGGCGCGCGAGAGATCGAGCGGTCCGCTGCCGTTTGGCGCTCACGCCATTTGCCAGATCGACCGCGAAGACCGTGCCCTGATGATCGAGTGGGCGACGCAGAAATCTCGGGACGGGTGGACACTGCGCCAAATCCGAGAAGCGTGCGCACGATGAGGCGCACTGATCCGCTGCGGACGGAGCAGGAGGTCAACCGCTTTTTGAATTACATGGCTGACTGGAATCTGACCTATTACGTGGCCTGCTGCATCGGCATCAACTGGGGGCTGAGGGCTTCCGACATCCTGGCGCTTACCGTCGGCGACGTGCTGGCGGGGGAAGGCGGCCGCCTCCAAATCTGCGACCGTATCCAGATCGTCGAGCAGAAGACGGGCAAGGTCCGCGACATTTTCGTCACCGCCAAAATGAAGGATATTCTGCGCGCCCATCTTCGCCGGTTGAAGTCGCGGCCGGATTTTTCACAGACACTGCCTATCTTTCCATCAAGGAAACGAAGACGAAGCGGAGAGTGCCGGCCGATCACACGCGGTCATCTGTCGTGGGTGATCTCGCAGGCGGCGCACACGCTGGGCATAGCCCGAGGCAGCCGGCGCATCGCGGCGCACAGCTTGCGAAAGACGTATGCATATATGGCTTGGCTCAGCGGCATCCGGGTGGACGTGCTCCAGAAGGAGTTCGGACACGCCAGCGTGGAGACGACGCACCGCTATGCCTGCATCCCCTACGAGCAGCTCGACATGATCTTCAGGCAGGTCGACTTTGGCAACAAACGCGCCCTCGCCGGAGCCTGAGATTTCCGGAATAAATAACATCGGCACTATTCAAAACAAAGTTTTGTGGATAAGCACAGTTCTTATCAAGGTGCCGAGAGCACAAGCTCAGCAGTCGTCGGCATCGAGCCGTGACGCATGAATCCGACACAATGCTAGAAACACTGGATTCAAAGCGCCCCGCCGTGAGGTCGTCACAAGCGCACGCGAACGCCGTCATTGTCTAGGTTCGCACCTTTTTCGCGGGTCCTTCCCGGGGTACCCCAGGGCGCGGGCGCGAAAGAGCCCCGAAATTTGCACGCAGCGAAATGATTTTTTGCTCATTTCGCTATTTTTTGAATACAGGTGGTGAATATTTTGAGCGGTGAACCAGAGTTTACCCCAACAGAGACGCAAGACTGGCCGCTGCTCAAAAGTTCGCAGCTTGCGGATCTCTTCGGCCTGTCGAAGAGGCGCATACAGCAACTCTCCAAAGACGGGATCATCCCGGCAAAAGGCCGCGACCGCTACCCGCTGCGCGAGTGCGTGCAGGCCTATATTGCCTATCTTAAGGCCAATCCCACCGAGTCGGCCAGCGTGGCCGATCTTGAGTACCGCAAGCTGAAAGCTGAGACCGAGGAACGTCAGGCCAAGGCCGAGCGCGCCCAGCTCGACCTCGACGAACGCCGCGGCGAACTGATCAGCCGAGAGGACATGCAGCGCGAATGGACCAGCCGCTGCGTCGAACTGCGCGCTGTCATGCTGGGCCTGCCGAACGAACTCGGCTTCCGCTTTACCGACGATGACACACGCGCTCTGGTGGAGGAGGTGAGCGAAGATTTTGTCCGATCCACCCTCGAAACATGGAGCCGCGAAGGCCCCCACACCCCCAAGCCTCTGGACGCGTGACGAGCTTCGCGCCTTCCGTCCGCCAAAAAAGCTTGACGTGTCCGACTGGGCCGACCGCACCCGCGTCCTCGACGGCGCTTCGTCGTCCATGCCCGGACCGTGGCGCACCGCTCGAACCCCGTACTTGCGCGAGATCATGGACAGCTTCCGCGACCGGCGGCTGAAAAAGATCGTCCTTTGTTTCGGCACACAGCTGGGCAAGAGCGAGACCATCCTCAACCTCATCGGCTATGTCGTTGATCAGGATCCCGGCCCGGCGTTGCTTGTCTATCCGACTGACCAGCTGGCGCGAAGCATCAGCAAAAATCGCATCGCCCCTATGCTGATCAGCAGCCCCGCCTTGCTTGAAAAGTGGAACATCGATCAGAGCGAAAACCTCGAACTCCAGTTCCAGGGCATGTATCTGGCCCTCGTCGGCGCGAACAGTCCCAGCAAGCTGGCCAGCCGCCCCATCCGCTATCTGTTCTATGACGAGATCGACAAATTCCCCGAGCGCAGCGGCAGTGACGCCAATCCCATCGACCTAGCCGCCGAGCGCACAAAGAACTTCGCCAACTCAAAGCAGGTCATGGCTTCAAGCCCCACGCTCAACAGCGGCCCCATCTGGCAGAACTTCCTTGCCGCGCAGGTGCGAAAGAAATATTTCGTTCCCTGTCCCAGCTGCGGCGCGCCGCTCACACTCGAACACCGCGGCATCAAATGGCCCGAAGAGCTCAACAGCCTGCCGCCCGAAGAGCGTGAAAAGCGCGTGCTGACGGAGGCGTGGTTTCAGTGCCCTTACTGCGGCGCGCACATCGACGACATGCAGAAGTACAAAATGCTCCAGGCCGGCGAGTGGCGACCCGTCGTTCAGAACGCAGAAGGCCTCTGGGTGCCGGCAGCCTCGTCGGTCAAACGCCCCGAAAGCGTCGGCTACAACATCTCAAGCCTTTACAGCCCGTGGCTCACGTTCGGGCAAGTTGCGCAGAAATTCCTGAGGAGCAAGGACGATCCGCTGACGTTCATGAACTATCAAAACGGCTGGCTGGCCGAGCCGTGGACGCCGCGAGCCGCTACCATGCGCAGCGACGCCGTACTCGCCCTGGCGCTGCCCTACGACCCGGCCGTCGTGCCGCGCGGCGCGCAGCTGCTCACCTGCGGCGTCGACGTGCAGCAGGATCATTTCTACTACGTCGTGCGCGCTTGGGGGCCGCGCCTCACCTCGTGGCTCGTCGATTACGGCCGCTTTGAAACGTGGACCGAGCTCGACGCTATCCTCGACCGCCCGTGGACCTGCGAAGACGGCGGCGACATGCTGATCAACCTGTGCTTCGTCGATTCCGGATATAACACCGCCGAAGTCTATGAATACTGCGCCCTGCATCCCGAAGTCGCCTTTCCGTCCAAGGGCAGCAGCCAGGCCCTTACACGCGCGCCCATCAGCGAGAGTGTGCTCGAAAAGCCCGAGTTCGGCGGCATGAAGCTGTTCATCATCGACGGCGGTTATTACAAAAACTTCATCCACGGCCGCCTCCAGCGCCCGGCGGGAAGCCCCGGAAGCTGGAACTGCTTCGACGGCACCTCGCGCGAATACGCCGACATGATCTGCGCCGAGCAGAAAGTGCTGGAAAAGACCAGCTCAGGCAAGATACGTGAGGTGTGGCAGCTTGTGGCTGAACACGTCCCCAATCACTATCTCGACTGCGAAGTCTACGCCGCCGCCGCTGCCGAGCGCATGGGCGTCCGCCATTTGACCGAAGAAGTGCAGTAAAGCGCCGCCCGCGAACAGCCGGCGGCATTTTTAATCCACCGAAAGGAGTTGAAACGCCATGGACGAAACCGAGATCCGCGCCGAGATCGACCTGCTGACCGAAGCGATCCACGCCATCATCGGCGGTGCGCAGAGCTACACGATCGGTAAGAGAAGCGTGACCAAGGCTGACCTTGGCAAGCTGATGGCCGAGCGCCGGCGTCTCTGGTCCGACCTTGCCGAGCTGACCACCGGCGGCGGTCGCACGATCGCCGCATGGCCGGGCCGATGAACCTTCTCGACCGCATCATCCGCGCCGTGTCGCCGCAGGCCTACTGTCGGCGCATGTTCTGGCGCGAAGAAGCCCGCTATTACGATGCTGCCCGCCGTGACCGCTTCGGCGAAAACTGGCTGCCGCCCGGCAGCCTGAGCGCCGAAAATACCGACCGCCCCCACCGCACGCTCATCCGTGCCCGCGCCCGTGACCTGGAGCGCAACAACGCCATCGTCCGCGGCCTGCTCGACGGACTGGAGCGCAACGTCATCGGCGGCGGCATCCTTCCGCAGCCGGCCGTTGCTTCACGACGCGGCACCCCGCGCGAGGACATCAACACCCGCATTTCCGAATGCTGGGCCGACTGGAGCAAGCGCGGCAGCTGCGATGTTGCCGGCGCGTTCGACTTTCAGGAATTCCAGCGGCTCTATCTGCGCCGCACCATCGTAGACGGCGACGTGTTCGTCATCATGACAACGCCTCCGGAGGGCGCGAAATACCCGTTCGCGCTTCAGGCCGTCGAGGCCGATCTGCTGGCCGAAGACCTCAGCCAGACGCCCGAAGGCCGCAAGGTGTATGGCGGCGTTGAAGTTGACGACTACATGCGGCCGCTGGCCTACTGGTTCCGCCTCGACCCGCTGAGCATGAAGACTGCCGACCTGGTGCGCGTTCCTGCCGAGCGAGTGATCCACGGCTGCCATCGTTCACGCGCGCCGCAGATTCGCGGCATCTCGGCCCTGGCCGGCGTGATGGAGCCCGTGCGCGACATCGGCGAATACGTCGATTCCGAGCTGAAGGCGGCCCGCATCGCCGGAAGCATGACCGGCGTCGTCAAGACCGCCAGCGGCGCGGGACGCATCGGCCGCATGAACACACGCAGCGGCGCCGGCGGCTCGCCGATCGAGAGCATCGAGCTGGGCTCACTGAACTACATGAATCCCGGCGACGAAGTGGCGTTTCCGCAGCCGGGGCGCCCCAACGTGGCCGCCGGCGGCTTCATCGCCGTCATCACGCGGCACATCGCCGTCGGCATGGGGCTGAGTTACGAAGCGATCAGCCGCGATCTGTCGCAGGTCAATTATTCCAGCATCCGCGAAGGACGATTGCAGGACATCAAGACCTACGAGCAGTATCAGAAAGACGTTGTTGAGACGTTCTGCGCGCCCATCTATGCCGCCTGGCTCGACGCCATGGTGCTGGGCGGATTCCTGAATCTGCCCGGCTACTGGGCCGACAGGAGCAAATACGGCAAAGTGCGCTGGATCCGTCCCGGCTGGTCGTGGGTCGATCCCGCCAAGGAAGCGACAGCGGCTGAAAAATCGCTCGCCCTGGGCACGACCACTTTGCAGGAAGTCTGCGGCTACGAGGGCAAAGACTGGCAGGAAGTGCTGCGCCAGCGGCAGCGCGAGCAGAAATTCATCGCCGAACTCGGCGTGGTTTTAGGAGGCTCAGATGGAGCAGATGACAGCAACAGCGCCCCCGGTGCATCTCCCGCCGGATCAGGCGAAGATCAGAATGGAGAAGTTTCTGAGGCCCACGACGACGCATAGACGCGATTTCCGCGCCGAAGCGTCGGCGGCAGACGGGCGGACCGTCGAACTCTCGTTTTCCTCGGAAGAACCGGTCACTCGCTACGACTGGCTGGCTGACGAGTATTACAGCGAGATCCTCGATCACTCCGCCGCGGCCGTCGACCTGACGCGACTGGAAAGCGTCGGCAGCGTCCTGTTCAACCACGACAGCTACAGCCTGCCCGTGGCCAGGATCGACAAAGTATGGCTGGACGAAACTGCGCGCAAAGGACGCGCCCGCGTCACCTTTGACGACGACGAGGAAGCGAATCGCATCCTCGCCAAAGTCAAAAGCGGCTCGCTGCGAGGCGTGTCCGTCGGCTACGGCGTCAGCAAATGGGAAGAGATCGAGCGCGGCGAAGAATCCGGCGGCATCGCCGGCCCCGCGAAGATCGCCCGCCGCTGGCAGCCGTTTGAGATTTCTATCGTCACCGTCCCGGCCGACAGCAGTGTCGGTGTGGGACGCAGCATGAACACAACGGAGGACAAACCCATGGAAGACAACACCACGATCCAGAACCCCACTCCCGCGCCGGCCCCCGCGCCCGAGCCTGCACCGGCTCCCGCGGCCGACCCTGCGCCCGCCCCCGACACGACCGCCATCGAGGCGGAGCGCGCCCGCTGCGCTGCCGTCACCGAGCTGTGCCGCGCCTTTGACATGAACGCTGACGAGTACATCCGCTCCGGAGCCACCGTCGCCGATGTCAACGCCGCTATCGTGTCGCACATGCGCCGCGCAAACGCGCCCCTGCCTGTGGCCGGCAGCGTTCAGGCGGCCCGCGTCAACGTCGATATCGACGCTGCCGACAAGTTCCGCGCTGCTGCGGCCGACGGCATCCGCCTGAGGCTGGGCGCGGCGATCGATCATCCCGCTGCCGGAGCAGAGGAGTTCCGCGGCGCTCACCTGATCGACCTGGCCCGCGAAGTGGTCGAGCGCAGCGGCGAGCGCGTGTCCCGCGGCATCGCTTATGACGAACTGGCCAAGCGCGCTATGGCGACCAGCGACTTTCCGCTGATCCTCGGCAACGTCGCCAACGCCATCCTCAAAGAGGCGTATCAGGCAGCGCCGTCCACGTGGCGCGGCTGGTGCGCTGCCGGCTCGCTGTCGGATTTCAAGGTGCAGAAGACCGTTCGCCTTTCCGAGACCGGCGACCTTGAGCTGATCCCCGAGGGCGGCGAATACAAGATGGCCGAGTTCACCGAGGCGGAAGACGGCATCCAGCTGTTCACCTTCGGCAAGAAGTTCGCGCTCACGCGTCAGGCCATCGTCAACGACGATCTGCGCGCCTTCACGCGGCTGCCGCAGCGCTTCGGATCGGCGGCCGCGCGCACGATCAACCGTGCTGTGTACAAGCTGCTCGTTGCCAACCCCAAGCTGTACGACGGCAAAGTGCTGTTCCACGCCGCGCACGGCAACCTTGCCGCCACGGGCGGCGCCTTTGCGACCGACACGCTCAGCGCTGCACGCACGGCGATGCGCCGCCAGACCGGTCTGAAGGGCGAAGACGCGCTCAACATCACGCCCTCGTTCGTCATCGTGCCGCCAGAGCTGGAGACCGGCGTTGAAAAGCTGCTCGTCAGCGACACCGACCTGACCGCGCAGGCCTCCGGCGTGCGCAACGTCTTCAAAAACTCGCTGATGATGATCGTCGACGCCGAGCTGACCGACACCGCCGCGTGGTATCTGGCCGCCGCACCGGCCGCTGTTGACACGTTCGAGGTGGCGTTCCTCGACGGCGTGCAGTCGCCGTTCATCGAGCAGCGCGAGAGCTGGGACACTGACGGCATCGAGTACAAAGTCCGTCTCGACTTCGGCGTCAAGTGCTGGGACTACCGCGGGCTCTACAAGAACCCCGGCGCCAGCGAATAAGGAGGAATGAACCATGTCCGCAATGACTAAGCCTATCCAGATCGGGAGCCAGATCAACTACACCAATGCCGGCGAGACGAAGATCAGCGGCCGCGACATCGTGGCGCTGACCAACCTTTGCGGCATCGCCCAGGCCGACATCGAGCCCGGCGAGACCGGCGTGCTGATCCTCAGCGGCGTGCACGAAGTGCCCGCCATCGGCACGGCTGCGTTCACCGTCGGCCAGCTCGTCTACTGGGACGCGACGAACAAAAAGGCCACCAACGCGGCGACGGGCAACACCGCCCTCGGCGTCGTCACTGCGCCCAAGACGGCTGCCGGCACGACGGCGCGCGTGCGCATCGGCTTTCCTGTCGTTATCCCCAGCGCGTAAGCCATGAGCCTGCGGGAAGTCATGCGCGACGACCTGCGGGCCGGACGCGTGTGGTTCAACGAGGGCGAAATGGCCGGCACGCACACCGTCAACGGCGTTAAAGTTCTGTGCGTCGTCGACGCGGCAGAGGCTGGCGAGAGCTATTCTCTGAACGACCCCGCGAAAAAGCGCAGTACAGAGGGCGTCATGACCGGCGCCCTCACGCTCTACATGCGCCGCGACGAGTACAAGGGCGTGCCCTACGTCGGACAGCCGCTGACGCTTGACGGCCGTAAGTACCGCATCGACTCATACGGCGACGATGA